ATGATGGCTAGAAGGATGGATGTGTTAAATGCACAACAAAAAAGAGCAGCTGAAATTTTAGCAACAAATGATTACCACCAGTTAAGCATGGGACAAGTGGCAGAAGAAGTCGGCATCAGTCAGGCCACTTTGTACCGTTGGAAAAATGATAAACACTTTATCAGATACCAAAACGAAGTGGCAGAGAGATGGATGGAACAGTTCTTAGCCGAGACTTACGTCCACTTAAAAGGCATGGTACGTACTGGCCGTTCTGAAAGTGCCAAGGTTAAAGCTATTGAGTTAGTGTTAAAGAACCGTGGCAAGTTAACTGACGTTCAAAAGGTTGAGGCTACCGTTGAGGATAGACGTTCCAATGCGGCTATCGCTGAAGAAATTGAAGAACTTAAAAAGCAGTTAGAAGAATAATACGGCAATTTCGTATATCCTTGACGATATACGAAGGAAATCCTATAATTTAAGTACGGAAACCCAGTAAAAAGACCTCCGTAACTACTGGATTTTACTTCGTATATCGGAAAGGAAGTTGACATCGTTGTTTGACATCTATTTGGACAAACTGAAAAGAGAGGGTAAGTCTGACCTGACCATCCGGCAATACCGTTCAAGCCTGGCAAGATTCCAGAACTGGTTTGAGGCAGAAGGGGTAGGAAGGGGGGACGGGGGTACTACCGGCATAGGGCAAGCTACAGCAATAGACATATCACATTTTAAAAGATTTGCTGTCAGAAATTTCAAGCCTAATACCGTCAAACAATCACTCTCTCACCTTCGTTCCTACTTTCAGTTCCTTGTTTCACAAAACATAATACCCGATAACCCTGTTCAATTCGTGGCTACCATAACCACAGCTAAAACAACTCCCAAGTGGCTTACACGGACTGAACAGAACACTATAATCCGGTACGTTAGGAAATATGGAGACCTCCGTGAACTCACCATGACAACCCTGTTACTCCATACCGGCCTTCGGGTACAGGAACTGGCTGATTTACGGTTGGTTGACATTGAAATTGGCGAAAGAAAGGGTAAAGTTATCGTAAGACAGGGTAAGCATGACCGTCACAGAGAAATACCACTTAATGCTGACGTGAGACACTTGCTGAAAAAATATCTGACGGAGTACAGCATAAGTGCCTATTTGTTCCCTTCTAAAACCGGGGATAAAATGACTACCCGGAATATACAGTACATCATGGAGAAATATCGTAAACTTACCGGTATTGACCATTTCAATTGCCATGCTTTAAGACATACTTTTTGCCATGAGTTAGTCACACGTAAAATATCTTTGGATGTTGTGGCAAGACTGGCCGGACATATGAGGACTGATGGAACTCCGAACATTCAACAAACACTCGTATATACACAGCCAGGGGAAGAGGATTTACAGAGAGCTGTGGAAGAATTGAGTTGGAGATAAATAGAGGGATTTCTAAGAAATCTGTTTAAGCTAAGCCCTAATACGAAAGACTAAAAGCAATAAAACAAATGAATTTTAAATATATTCTTTAGGGGTTAGATTAGGATGGAAAATTTGTTCTGGTCTATTATGCTTTGGTTACTGGTTTTTTTATTAATCCCTATTCAAAGAGTTAAAAAGCTATGGCCAGTAGCAGTTATATCTTTTATTTGGTTATTTATCTTGGAGTATATATTTACATACCTCGGTTATTACCGATTTGTAAATGGGTTCGCTTATATTGCTAGTATACCGTTATTTCATATGGTTGGTGGGGCTGCAGGAGGAATACTTTTAGTAAATTGGATGCAAAGAAATCCTTTATATAAAATATTACTAATAAGTCTTTTTAGTGGACTGCTGAGTATTTCTGAGTATATTATGGTTTATTTTGGAGCTTTTAAACATCTACATGATTTTAATTTTCTTATAAGCTATGTTTTAAATATTGCCGGATTATCTTTTCTTACGTGGTTTTCAATTGCAGCTGTAGGTGAAGACACGATATACAAAGGTAACAAGACAAGATATGATAAAAAAATATCTTTATCTGACAAGCGATGAGGATTTTGCTAAGTTCATGATGAACATTTCAAATTCTATATGGTTACATTTTGTAACTCTAAAAACTAGCCAGTTGGGGGAACAAAGTGGCAAAGTACTGTATAACTAAGCAATTCACAATGAAAACTAAAATCACCGAAAGAACATTAGCCGTATCCGAAGCCTTTGGCATCTCATTAGACGATGAATTCACATTTACCATATATGATAACTTAAAACTCGATATATCCCAGGGGAATATCATCTACATAACCGGTGATTCCGGCAGTGGTAAATCAATACTGCTAAAAGAACTCCGTCAGCAATATCCCAATGCCGTAGCAACAAATGAACTACAAATAGAACCTGACACTGTAATCATTGATGGTGTAGGCCAAAACATTGACCAGGCTATATATTACCTAACACTGGTTGGACTTAACGATGCTTTCATCTTTCTCCGTAAATATAAGGAGTTATCTGACGGTCAGAAATACCGTTACCAACTGGCCAAGCTGCTGGAAACAACAGCAGATGCTTACTTCATAGATGAATTCTGTGCCTTACTTGACCGGGAGACAGCTAAAGTAGTAGCTTTTAACATGCAGAAGATTTGCCGAAAGTTTAACAAAACTCTAGTAGTGGCAACCACTCACAATGATTTAAAAGATGACCTACAACCAAATATTCTTATCCGTAAAGGGCTAGAGAAAGAGGTAGCCCTTTTTTATTTGCCTGTTACCGAACCCCTTCAATGTTCTCTAATCAAAAACCTAAAGCTGCAAGATGGAACCCTTGATGACTACAAAACCCTTTCCCGTTTCCATTATCGTTCTGGTAAAGTCACAGTACCACAGAAAATATATAAGTACACAAACGGCGAAGAAACAACCGGTGTTATAATATATTGCTACACTTATCTGGCTTTAGCCGGACGTAATCAATTTACCCAGAGATATAAAGCTGCCACAAGTGAAGTTGCAAGGCTACTAAACCAAGAAGTGGCACTGATAAGCCGGGTAGTCCTACACCCGAAATACCGTGGAATTGGCCTTGGTTCAAAATTAATCAAAGATACTCTACCGTTAACCGGCAAGAGGTACGTTGAAATGTTGACTACAATGGGAAACTTTAATCCCTTTGCTGAAAAAGCTGGTATGACTAAAGTTGATTACACCAGCAATGATCGTTTTAAAAAAATCCGTTCACAGCTACAACTGTTAGGTTGGGATATGGTATTAGCCAACTCCCGGCAGTATAACTTACAGAAACTAAACGAACTCGATGAAGCCACATATAAACTCATAGCTGACCCAATCGTTAAAAAAGTCCGTCAAGCCAAAGACGGTGGGGTGCAGGGAGTTAACCCTAACAAGAAGAAAGCCAGTGATAGGACGGCAGATGAATATACCAAAGAAGAAGTGGCAGCAATGATAAAAGAAATCCTTCCTAAAAACCGGATATATTACATCTGGGAAAACCCTGAATGGTCGGCAAGCTAGGTAAACCAAGTATCGGCATTATAATCTAATAAGTGGCAAAAAGTTGAAGAAAGTGGCAGTTTATCCTTGATAATTCCTCCTTTCCGTAATATAATAATTTCAGAACAAGGAACCAATAAAAACGGACAACATGGAGGATGACACTAATGGCAATGAACACACTAAAAAGCTTCAACTTTAACGAGAACCGTACCTTCGGAGTAGAAATTGAATTCAATGGAATCAGTTCTGAAACAGCTATCCAGGCTATAAGAACAGCAGGAATCACAATCTACAAAGAAGGCTACAACCACTCAACCAGACCTCATTGGAAATTAGTTACCGATGCATCCGTGAACAACAGAGGAACAGGCTTAGCCAGAGGGGGTTGGGAAGTAGTAAGCCCAAAATTAACTGGCAAGCAGGGATTAGTCGAATTAGCTACCGTTATGAAGGCACTTGACCAAGCCGGTGCTAAAGTTGACAGAAGTTGTGGATTGCATGTACACCATGATGTTACCGATTACCAGGTCAAAGACTTCCAGAATATCTACTACATCTACTACAAATTTGAAAACTACTTCGATTCCGTAGTACCGGCCAGCAGGAGAGGGAGCCATAATATCTACTGCAAGGGAATTAACAAAGAAATAATTGAATCAGTTGAAAAGGCAAGAACCATAAACGACTTAAGGCATAGCCTCCCAGACCGTTACCTGAAATTAAATTTCCAGTCCTACTTCAGACATGAAACCATTGAATTTCGCCAGCATAGTGGCACTGTAGATGCAGACAAAGCAACTAACTGGGTAATGTTTACACAATCGATAGTTGAAAGAGCAAAGCTTGAAACTATAAGATTAGCTAAAAAAGACCATGACCGTGATGCAGTAACAAACTTCAACCATGAAAGAAGACTTAGAAGAACCTTATTCGGTGAAGTTACCCGTGAAAGCCTGGAAAACGAATATGGCCAAGCAATTAAATTCCAGATTAAACGTCGCCAGCATTTTGAATCCCAGGCAGCCTAATAGAATAAAGGGTCGGGTTGTAATAGCCCGACTCTCCATATATAATAAATTAACCGGAAGGGGAATAATAATAGTGGCACAATCAGCTAAAAAGGAAAGGTTGTTAAAAATGCTTATAGCTACCTTTATAGATGGGTTAGTCTTAGAGGGTAAAACCTATGAGGAATTAGTGAGAAAACTTCGTAGTACATCTTTTAAACCGGGAAAAGACGTTAAAGAATACATGAAGGACACCCAAAGAAGGGTACAGTTCCAGACCGGCAAAGAAATTTCCTATACTGACTATGAAAGCTTTATTCTTGAACTCGTAAGGGTAGAAATTATTACAAACCTCAAAATACAAGAATAACTAAGACGTGGAATAAAATCCCGTCTTTTTTCTTTTCTGTCCTTGAAATTTACCCTATTCCGTAATATAATATACATATAAAACATTTACAGGCAACTTCAGGAGGTTTGACATAATGAAAAGACTGCTGCAACTATATTACTTCGCTTACGGTTCCAATCTTCATAAAGAACAAATGCAAAATAGATGTCCTGACAGCATACCAATTGCCAAGGCAACGTTGGCAGATTATGAGTTAACCTTTAAGGGGAACTGGAGAGGAAACGGGGTAGCTGACATACAGCCAAAAGATGGTGACTCTGTAACAGGTGCAATATACAAAGTATCAAAATTTGACCGTGAATCACTTGACCGTTATGAAGGTTATCCCCGGCTGTATAACAGGCATGTTATCGAAGTTGTCAGAGAAGATACCGGGGAGATAGTTAAAGCCTTTGTTTATCGTATGCTTGACCACTATATGCTGACACCTCCGGGGGAAGCATATTTCAGTATAATTGCCGATGGTTATAGTGATTGGGGAATAGATATCAAAAACCTTGAAACGGCAAACTTTAAACTTAATCTAGTTTAAGAAAATATATCAGTAAAAATTTAGTTTAATGTTACTTATTCTAAAAGCAATGTTATTATGGTATTATTTAATTATGAGAAGGGGGGTTAATATTATGTTGAAACAAATAAATCCAATTGATTTATCTAGGCATGTCATTAAGTATGTTAATGATAAAGGCCATGAAGTAAGTCATTTGAAATTGCAAAAACTAATATATTATGTTGATGCATGGCATAATGTTTATTTTAACCAACCTTTAATTGAAGATCAATTTGAAGCATGGATGCATGGCCCGGTAGTTCGTAATATCTGGAATTACTTTAGAGATAAATCAGTTTTATATGACCCAATTAAATTAGAGGAAGGTTATTTTGATATATCTGAATACATTAGCAGTGAACAATTAGAACTGATAAATGATGTTTTAGATGAATATGGGGATAAAACAGCATATTATTTAGAGTGCCTAACTCATTCTGAAGAACCATGGCGAAGAGCAAGACTTGGTTATGCTCCAAGTGATAAATGTGAAGCCGTAATATATAAAGATTTGATAAAGCAATTCTATGGGAGCATGCTTTATGGCAAAAATACCGAAGACTAAAAAACAAAGAAGTTTGTTTACAGGATTATCAAACAATAACAAAGCAAAACAGGATGAACAAGATTCAAATAGCATGTTTCTATTTAGTTTAAAAGATTTAGACAGGGAACAAGGGCAATCGTTAATTGAGTGGGAAAAGGAAGGAATTCTTGCCAGAGCTTTTGAATTAATAAGGAATTATTGCTGTTCTACACTTACATCACAGTCTAATACCGATAAATTTACAGTATATGGTGATTTTCCTCCTAAAAATGTTACTGAATTTTTCCACCCTAAACACATTCCAGATGATGCATTATGGGCAAGAATTCATATAACTGGTAAGCAATGTATTATCGGTCATGTTGTCAGAAATGTTTTTTATGTAGTCTTTTTAGATAAAGACCACGAGTTTTATAAATCCAAACTAAAACATACTTAATTAAGAATACTTATAGGACGTGCCAGGATCGCTTTGGTACGTCTTTATTATTTTGCATAAGCAAATACATTACCGTTAAATCCATACTTAAAAGGGACATATTTACCGAAGCCTGGTGACGTGTTAGGGGTGAAATAGTATTGACATTTTAGACCAACGACAAAGACGTGAACGGATTCTATTGCTGGATAAAAGGATAAATCTGTATGAAAACATAAAAGACACCACAGAACTAGATGAAGAACAGTGGGAAAACTATCTCTCTGACTTAAAAGAAATTGTAAGATTAAAAAGAATAGACCGTTCGGAATCAGATGTTTTGTATTTCATGTATGAATATTTTTCTGACAGCAAAAACCCGGCAAATGAACAAAATTTAATACCTGCTGGTGTAAGTTTAGCTATTGCCCCTAATTTTCACCGTGATTTATGTGGAATCCTCGATGAAGTATCCAGTCTAAATCCGACAGCCAGGATAGGGTGGGCTGCACCCAGGGGTCATGCTAAGTCTGCCTACCTCTCCAACTGCTTCCCTGTACACCAAATATGCTTTAGATTAAGACGGTACATTCTGATTATCTCCGAGACCGACACTTCAGCCAAGAAATTCATTGAGTGGATAGCCATGCAGCTAAAATTTAATCTAAAGCTAAGAGAAGACTTCGGGGAACTGCTTTCACCCAAAAAATCTTTAAATGACCGTGACAATCAGGAAGCATTTCTCACAAAAAACGGTGTTCTGGTAGAAGCTGCTTCGATGGGTAAGCAGTTAAGGGGTAAAAGAAACGGTTCCTACCGGCCAGACCTGGTAATATGTGATGACCTGGAGAGTTCCAAAAATACAAATACCCCTGAATTGAGAGAAAAGAATATTCACTGGTTTAACTCAGTTGTTATGCCAATAGGTGACCCTGACAGAACTGCTTTTATCTACATGGGTACGATAGTCCACGGCTCTGGTCTACTGATCAGTGTTTTAAAACGTGCCGACTTTGAAAGCAGGATTTACTCAGCCATAGTAAACCCACCGGATAGGGAAGATCTCTGGCAGAAATTTGAGAGTATTTACCGTGACCAGGAAAATGAAAACCGGCTGGAAGATGCTTTAGCTTTCTACCATGCCAATACTGATGAAATGGATAAAGGTGTTAAAGTGTTATGGTCAGGCCGGTTCTCTTATGCCAAGCTTATGATGGAAAAGGTTAATATTGGCTCCAGGGCTTTCGGTTCTGAATACATGAATAATCCGATTGACGAAGATACACAGATATTCAGGCCGTCAATTTACACATATTTTGATTACAGTGATTTAAAAGACAGAAGAGGCAGGAATTTACCGTTAGATTACTTCTCAGCCTGGGACATAGCCTTCGGCAAAAATAACAGAAGTGATTACAATGCCATAGTAACAGTGGCAAGAGACAGAATAACCGGCATCATTTTCTGTATTGATACCTGGTCAAAAAAATGTCCGGCACATGAAGCCTTAAATGTGGCAGTAGAAAAAATACGACAGTACAGGCCAAAGGTCTTTGCCGTTGAAACAGTTCAAGCTCAGATTGATTTCTTCCGTCAACTTCGTGACCGTCTTCCCCAAGAAAAAATCTACTACACCAAAATCAAAGCTGTTACCAGCAAAACCCGTAAAGAAGAAAGAATCGAATCACTGGAGCCACTTTTAGAAAACGGTATATTACGACTAATGAAACATCAAAGGCTGCTACTCGAAATGCTGGAACAGTTCCCCACACATGACCATGATGACTTACCGGATGCATTGCAGATGGCTGTTGAACTTTGTGGAGGTGGTAGAAGAAAAACTTATCACCAGAAGCCAAAAGGGTTGTAAAAAGTGTCGCCAGCTAACTATATAAGTAAGGGGTGATGCCATGTTTGCTATTGGTGGATACTACCCTCCACCTTCCCACAGGGAAAGAATCAAACGATACAGAGAGAATAAAAAGCTGTTCTTAGGCCAGCATTACGATGTATTTAAAAAAGTCCAAGACCGGCTTACTTCAAGACAAAACGAAATAGTGTATATATCAGCAAACCTGCCGGGGATTATCTGCAAGAAGTCGGCAGATTTTTTATTTGGTGAAGCTCCCGTTTTCTCAGCCGGTAAAGAGGATAATTCCCTTGAACAAGTGAAAATTGACCAATTAGTGGCAGATAACGACCTTAATATAACCAATTATGAAAGTGCCATTGGCAATGCTTACCGTGGAGACAGTTTTTATAAAATCCGTTACGGCCAGATGTACGGTGGTTTAATTGATGTAAGTATTGACCCGTTTCGAGTATTTATCGAACCCCAAAATGCTGAGTATGTCTTTCCCGAAACAATACCGGGAGATGCCAATAAAATAATTGCTTATCACATTGCTTACCCGTTACTGGTCAAAGACAGTGACGATGAAAAATGGATATTAAATGTTGAATCACATTACCCCGGCTTAATCAAATACAGCAAGTGGAGATTAAACCCTTTGGTTATCACGGTTGACAATGAAATAACGGAATGGGGTATATCAGCAGAAATATATTCAGCCGAAAACACTGTAGAAACAGGAGTACCTTTCCCCCTAGTAGTACACATCCCTAACTTCGCCACTGACGAAGACTGGCAGGGTATTGATGACATCTCCGAAAACAAAGGACTGTTTGACGAAATAAACCACCGTCTTTCTCAGATTGCTACCATTTTAGATAAACATGCAGACCCAGCCATTGCTGTTCCCACTGGCACACTGGGAGAAGACGAACAGGGTAACCCGGTATTCCGTGTTGGCATTGATAAAGTATTTGAAATGCTGGGTAAAGATGATATTGTACCTCAATACATCACCTGGGATGGCCAGTTACAGGCAGCATTTATGGAATTGGAAAAATTAATCGATATTCTGTTAATTAACTCTGAGATACCGGCAGTGGCACTGGGTAAAGGTGATTCCGGCACCAGTGGTTCATCTGGACTGTCAATCAAGTGGCGAATGAATTCACTGTTAGCCAAGATTAACCGTAAAAGACAGTATTATGACAAAGGGTTAAAGCAGATTTTACTCATTGCCCAGCTATTAGAACAAAGCCGTCAAACAATAGATTACACAGTTACCATACCGAAAATTAAATTTAATGATGGTTTACCTGATGATGAAACGGAAATGGCAAACATCATGGCTATTCGTACTGCCGGTAAAGCCACGGTATCACAGAAATCAGCTATAATGTGGCTGGATAATCTGACTGAAGAACAGGCTGACATTGAACTAAAAAGAATTCAAGATGAAGAAGACTCAATGTTAGCAGCAGACCCTACTGCATTTAATGTAGAAGCCTCCGTAGGTGGCAGCTAATGCGAACTATACCGGAACTCAGTTATGAACGGGATGAACAAAGATTAATTAACTATTACAAAAAAGCATTGCAAAAAATAGCTTACGAACTCAGAGGAATTACCAACGGAATAGAAATGTCACATGCTACCTCACTGTTAAATCAGATAGCTTATATTTTAAACGAATTGAACAACCAAACACAGCAGTGGACAGAGGAGACAGTAACACAGGCTTTTATAGATGGACAGGCTGGTACAATATGGACAATCGGAGAAGCAGCTTCACTTGCCGAAGCTGCCAGTCTAGCTTCCTTTTCACTTCTGGCAAGAGATACGGTTGAATCTTTAATAAATGATACCTATACCGATTTACTCATGGCAACACAAAACACGGAGAGAAAAATAAAGCAGCTTGTCAGAAGTGTTGTCAGTGACACCATGAGACTCAGAACAATTGAACAGCTTGGCCGGAGAACACAAAGAAATGAAATTGTAGATAAACTCACCCGGCAAGGATTATCAAGAAGACTTGAATCTGAAGCTTGGGTAGGCATAGTAGATAAAGCAGGGAGAAGGTGGAACTTATCAACTTATGCTGAGATGGTAGTTAGAACCAAACTACAACAGTCACACATTGAAGGGGTAAGGGTAGAGTCACTGGAAAGAGGTGTTGACCTGGCCGTTATTTCTTCTCACGGTGCCAAAGATGCTTGCCGTAATTATGAGGGTATGGTTATTTCTATGAACGGTGTAACACCTGGTTATAAGACATATCGGGAGTTAAGGCAGAGTGGCAAAATATTTCATCCAAACTGCAAACATCATATATCGCCATTACGAAATATATCGTTACTACCCAAATCAGTCTTGGTAAAGCATAAACAAAAACCCCAAACTTTATAAATCAAATGGTGGTACATCAATTTTTAAATCAGGTTCATTGTGAATAAATGTTACCTGGAGAGTACCAGCAATATCAAAATCGTCATTAACATACTTTTGCTGGTTGCTACATTCCTCCAATAATGCTTTGCTTTCCTCATATAATTCAAGGCCAGTATCTAACAATGATGCATAGAGTTTGTCTATGTTATTCGTAGGAACTTCAAAAAGTATATTGATTAGCCTGTTGGAAAACATTTTAAAGTTAAGTATCCAGGCTCCACTATTAGATATAGCGGTATTAACTTTACTAATCATATCATGCCTATCTTCTCTCGTTTGACCGTTGATTCTAATAAATCTTGGCATCATAATTTACCAACTCCCGGTTTGATGTTCCCACTATATCTAGTATACCACAAATTAATTGTATTACAGGTAATAAAGGGAGGCTTCGAAATGGTTGATGCAATCAATAATCAGAACACAGGGAACGAACAAAATACATCTACCGAGAAAAACATGGAAAATAGGAGTCAAACCAACCAGCAGGAAGATATGATTCCCAAATCAAGTTTTGAGGAAGTTAACCAGAAATATAAGGACATACAGGCTAAACTTGAGTCACTGCTGGCTGAGAAAGAAAAAGCTGACACTGAAAAAGTAAAGGCAGACAAGAAAGCCAAAGAAGAACAAGGCAAATATGAAGAACTTTATAAGACGGCCAATGAGGAACTGGTAAAGGTAAAAGACAGCTACAAGTCCACCAGTGTTCGTGTACAGGAATTAGAAACTGTAATCAATGGCTTACTGGAAGCAAAGCTGGCTGATGTACCCAAAGAGTTTCACGATTTAGTTCCTGCCAATTTAACCCCGGAAGCAAAGTTATCCTGGTTATCAAATGCCGAAAGCAAAGGACTTTTCAAATCTGTATCACAAAAGAAAAATGAACCAGTGGGGGAGAATACTAACCCTGGCAGTAGCCAAACCAAAGACTTAAACAGTTTGGACGGTATTTCTCCCCGTAAGGTAGATGTCGGCCAGATGTCCCATGATTACTTTACCAAAAGACTGGCTGATGCTTCAGTAGATGTTAATGCTAATGCCAATGAGGAACTTTCAGCCAATAATTATCAAGCCGAAGTTACCAAAGGGATATTAAAACTCGAAGGTTATTACCTGCTTTGGCGATACTCAAAAAAGAGATTTGGAACAAGAAGGGCTAACGAGTTAATTAAAGCTATTTGGAATGGCGAGTTATATTTTCACGATGCTTCAGGCTACGGAGTACAATTGCCTTATTGTTTTGCTTATTCAACAGCTAATTTAATGACTGAAGGCAGAATGTATGGTCAGTTATACAGTTTACCACCCAACCGTTCTGATTCCTTTGTAGCCCAGGTTATTGAAACGACAATGGATTTAAGTCAAGAGTTTGTGGGTGCTGTAGCTCCCGGTGATTTTATCGTAAACCTATGCTGGTACTTAGAACGTGAAGGTATTGATACCGAAAGCAGCGAGGGTAGAAAGTATATTGAAAATCTCTGGCAAAAATTTATTCATGTGATGAATAACAAATTTAGAGTATCTGGTCAGAGTCCGTTCACTAACGTGAGTATTTTTGACCGAGAGAATTTAAAAAAACTGTTTACAGATTACCGTTACCCGGATGGCAGTGAGGTAAATATTGATTACATCATGGATGTTCAAAAAATCATAGCAGAATTCTTTTCAAAGGGAGACCCGTCAACTGGATTGCCGTATAGATTTCCGGTAATGACTGTTAACTTATCTGTTGACGAAAATAGAAACCCTCTGGATTTAGATTTTCTTGACTTTGTGGCAAAAACAAATACCCAACTTGGTATTTACAATATCTACATCAACGAGGGAAGTAAAATAGCAATGTGTTGCAGATTTTCCCCTTCAACAAATCAAAGAATGAACTACCGTGTTGACACCTTTGGCAACGGTGGCTTAAATATTGGGTCTCATAGAGTGGTAACAATAAATTTTCCGAGGATAGCAATGGAAGCTAAGTCAAGAGAAGATTTCTTCAATATTCTTGACAGTCGTACAAAAATGGCAAAAGACTTACTTTTAGTTCATCGTGAGGAAATCTTACGAAGAAGAGTGGAAAGAGGATTTTTAAAATTCTTTAACCCGTTGAAGTGGTTTAATCTGGACATGCTTTTTTCTACAATCGGGATTCACGGTTTATATGAAATGTGCCACTTCTTAGGATTTGACATGGAAAACCTGGCAGGTCAAGATTTCACAGAAGCAGTGTTAAAAAAGATTGAGGATTATGCCTTGGCATTTAGTAAAGAAACTGGCCACAGCTTTAACACCGAGGAAATACCTGCTGAATCAACTGCAGTAACTTTGGCAAAAAAAGACCGGATAATATATGGCGAAGATAAACAGCCATTTGCCTTATACAGCAACCAGTATATACCCCTGATAGCTGACATGGACACTATTGACCGTATTAAATTAACCGGCAGGTTTATGAAGTATGTCTCCGGTGGTGGTATCTTACACCTTAACGTTCAAGACCGTGTAACCAACCCTGACACCATGAAAAAGTTAATTCTAATGTGTTTAAAAGAAGGAGTAGAACATTTTGCAGTTAACTATGGTTTCGGAATTTGTTCAGAAGGTCACACATCAATAGTGGGTAATGGCAAAGTTTGTCCGATATGTGGTAAACCCATAGATGATTATTTAACCAGGGTGATAGGTTATTTCTCAAAAACTTCATCATGGGGAGATGTAAGAAAAAATTATGAGTTTGAGAGAAGAAGATTTAACCAGACTGCTTAAGGGGGGAGACAGCAATGACTAACACAAATAATCTGGTTCTCGTCAAAAAACTTCATAATGATGCAATCATTCCTAAAAGGCAAACAGAACTGTCAAGTGGTTTAGATTTACACTGTCTTGATGTAGTTACTGTTAATGGTATAAAAGATATGTATGATAACGGTTTTACATTTTATGAACTTGACCCAGGTGAAAGGGTATTGGTTAGAACCGGTCTGGCTTTACAAATGAACCCTGGCATGGAGGCACAGATAAGACCGAGAAGTGGTCTGGCTATAAAACATGGGATAACTGTGTTAAATAGTCCTGCCACTTTAGACAGTGATTACAGATCGGATATAGGGGTTATCCTTGTAAACCACAGCAAAGATATTTTTACAATAACAAAAGGTGACAGAATTGCACAGTTAGTATTTCAACCGATTTTGCATTATGTAAACTTGCAGGAAACTTCGAAGCTGACATCAACGGGAAGGGGAGAGGGAGGCTATGGTCATACGGGATAAAGGAATGTTTTATTTGATTGTTTCAATAGCTTTACTGCTACTTTACTGGTATATGATGGGCTTTGATTATCATACGGTTAAGGAATTATCGGGGAGGTTGGTTTATTGGCAAATATAAAGAGATATAAAGTTACCTTGGGTGTCAGTGTACTTATAGCAAATCTATTAATTGCAATTCCAGTCCAAGCATTTTCCTGGTCTAATGTTGAGTTTGACGGTAGAGGTTGGAGTACAAAGCAGCCTGAAGAATCAAACCCGATAAAAGTACTTTCTTATTACACACAACGAATGAGTTACACCGTTAAAAAAAATGATACCTTATGGAAGATATCTCGGCAGTTAGGAACTTCAGTTGATTCCTTACCCTAGTTTGGCGACATATATTGCCAAACCCTGTAATACCAAGGCCTAAAGGGTATCTACTTAAAAAAGTGTAGTCCCAACACTTTTTTAAGAAAAGTCGACTTAACTCTTGATTATATAAGGTTTTTGGGTATAATTATTGTAGTCCCAATAATAATGGAGGGCTACAATGTTTCTAAAAAAATCGATTTTCAAACGAAACAATAAAATATACTGTCATTATAAAATAGTAGAATCCTATCGTGAAGACGGAAAGGTTAAACACCGCATTTTATTTAACGTCGGCACATTGTCAGATGAACAGGCCGAACGTTTACGAATTACTCTAAATGCTCATAACAATCCAGATATTATTGTTTCAAAACCGGAACAAATTGTTGTGACCAAGCATGCTGCATATCTTGATGTAGCAGTACTAAACCATTTATGGCACGAGTGGCATTTTCATCAATTCTTTTCAAAAGATCAGTGGGTAGAAGCACTTGTAATTAACCGATGTATCGACCCAAAAGCGAAAATTAATATCAAGGATTGGATGGAGAAAACAGTTATTCCTGCCTATTTGGGTATCGATGATCCTACCAAACTTGATAAATTTGAAGTTTATCGTACTCTTGACAGATTGCATAAATCAGAAGGTGAACTACAAACGTTCCTTTTCCATCAGATAAAAAACCGATGGCCACATACAGAGAATGCGTTTTTTTATGACATCACCTCATCTTACTTGACGGGCAGTCGTTGTGTAATCGCTAAACTTGGTTACTCCAGAGATCACCGACCCGATTGCGAACAAATAGTAATTGCCCTGATGATTACTCCTGAGGGGTATCCTTTTTACTGGCGTGTTATGCCGGGAAACACTCAGGACATCACAACAATTAAGCCTTTGATTGAGGATGTTAAAGCTCGCTTTGCACTAAAAAACTGTACCATGGTATTTGATCGTGGTATGGTATCTACAGACAACATTGTTGCGTTGGAATGCGAAAAATGGACGTATGTTTCTGCAATGGATCGGGATGAGATTAAAAAAGCAGATTTTTTCAATACAGCATTACCGGAATCAGTTACCCCAGATAATTATGAACAAATTATGGTCATGCAAGAGTTTCTCCCCTTTGACGAAAACGCTTTTTTATATTATCGCGAGTTTATAATTGATGATAGACGTTATATCCTGACCTTTGACGTGGCTCGTTTTTTTGATGAACATCATGCACAATTAAATAATGTTGCCTATTTTGTTCAATGGCTAACCGTTAAAAATCAGTCACTCCGTGAAGCTAAAAAGAAACGTTGTCAAAGTTTGCTTGAACGGGAAGTTGCCGCTATGCTGAAGCGTAAACATTTAAAAAAATGGGTATCCGTCAATATTGAACCATATGATTTTGAAGTTATCAATAAACGGGGTAACTCACGAACCATTCAATCCTTTCAACTGTCGTACACGATTAATACCGTGGCACAAAAAAATGAGCAAAGAATTCATGGTATTACATGCTTTATTACCAATTTGGATGTTACATCACATACAGCAATTGACATTATTCAATGGTATCGTCGCAAAAACAAAGTTGAAGAAGCATTCCATGAAATTAAAGATCATCTAGATTTAAGACCAATTTACCTTACCCGAGAACAAAGGGTTATGGCACATGTAATAATTTGTGTATTGGCATACTTCATTTTCAATGACATAGAGTACCGGTTAAAGCAAAATGATCTGGCTTATTCTACTGAAGAAGTTATTGGTACCCTAAGAGAATGTCTGGTTAATCGTCTTGCCATTCAACAAACAAATCGTTCTTGGTTGAGTATTACGCAACCTTCATCTCAATTAAAGGAGATTCTCCATGCGTTGAAATGTGAGGTTGTTATTGATAAAAAGCGTGTCGAACCAGTTCTAAAAGCAGCGGAGTGTTGGTTGTAGGGACAACACTCTTAAACCTATAGGGCTCAAGCCCTTGTCATATCTGCATTTGGCAAATTATGTCGCCAAACTAGGGTCCTTAAAAAAGATTAATAACTTATCAAGTGATTACATCTATCCGGGGGAGTTACTGTATTATGATAAAGAAATCAATCAGTCAGACAATCAACAAAATTATAACCAGACTGATATTGACCTAATAGCCAGAACAGTATATGCCGAAAGCAGGGGAGAACCATACTCAGGACAGGTGGCAGTGGCAGCAGTTGTTTTAAACCGGGTAAAAAGTTCTGATTTCCCTAAAAAAGTAGTTGACGTAATATACCAGCCTTGGGCCTTTTCAAGTGTGATGGATGGACAGATTTACTTAACACCTAATTCAACAGCATATTTGGCAACATACGATGCTGTTAAAGGTCTCGACCCTTCTTACGGTGCTTTGTTTTTCTTTAACCCTGACACTTCAACCAGCAGTTGGATTTGGACAAGACCTCAAACTGTAAAAATCGGTAATCACATCTTTGCCAAATAACTGATAGGAGAGTGGAATAATGAAAGTATTACTGATAGAGTACACATCACCACTTGCCGTTATAAAAGCTACAGCAATGCCTTATCAAAGCAAAGAAAGTATAGATGTTGTAAGCCGTGTATGGAACAGTGGTCACAGAAGTATTGCCAGACACGGCATGGCTTCTTTTCTTGTGGAAGGTGTTAGTCAAAGCTTACTCAGACAATTAAGCCGTCATCCTCATATTAATTTGACCGTTAAATCATCACGTTTCTGTAATATGGATGAAGTTAATAATGCTGTACCACCGTTTATTAGCTTGACTGACCGTTTTGAGTATAACGATGACTATGAAACAATAATGAAAATATATCATAAGTGGTCAGAAAAAGACGGTTACAATAACCGTGAACAGAGGAACGAACTGGCAAAGCTAATGTTACCGTTAGGAAGTACCACAGACCTTGTATTATCCGGCAATTATCAAGCTTTGTACGAATTCCTACAGCTAAGACTCTGTGAAAGAGCGGAGTGGGAGATTAGACAACTGGCCAATAGATTAAAATATATACTGTCAGAAATTATGCCGGTTATATTTAAGGAATTGAACTGTAAGGGTAATGAATTAGGCTATTGTCCAGAAATTCACGGTTCATGTGGTAAACACATGGTAAAACAGAAAGTGGGTTAGTACAGGTTTTTAAATTACTCCTATGCAAAGTGTCTTAAAAAATTTCCTTAATGTCAGTCCAACCGTAGGAAGTTATTTCGGCTTCAAAATACTTGAAATCGAATTGCTTACAATCTACTTTTTCTCCTTGGTGTAATTCATAAAACTTCCGATAATTATTATCAGATAACACCCAAACTATAACTGAATAAATGTCTAGTTGCTTAAAATTACTCATAATTGCCTTAATGAGAGAACTTCCTATACCTTTATTTTGATAACTTTCTAAAACATATATTGCATAAATTTCTCCCTTATAAATAGGATTTGATGTTCTTTCATGACCTGCAGCTGCAAAACCAACTATATTTTGGTTTTCGTCTTCAGCTATGTAGACAAAAGAATTATGAAACGGAAATTCCCTCCAACCTTTTTCTCGTTCTTCATAGGTTAGACTATTTAAGTAGTCATCAGGTATAATTCCACGATAAGTTGTTTTCCAAGTATCAACAGTAACCTTTGCTATGGCAGATACATCACTGATAGTGGCCGTTCTGATTAACATGGCAAACACTCTCCTTGTTATTAAACAGAATCCTAAATCATTGATGATTCAAACAACAATAACGTTTCACAGTAACACGTGGACGTTATTGTTTCACTTCTTCAAAACGAATCAATTCACTAATATCCTTGATATTTAAAGCTTCTGCAACTCTCACTAAATGCTCCGTATTAATAACCGATCTCCTGTTATTAGCAAATTCACTAATAGCAGCAGGTCTGAGTCCGGTTAACTCCACCAGTTCTTTCTGTGTCATTCCTCTTTCGAATAAAATTTGTTTCAATCTTACAGTAAATTTTAAAGGCATGATATTCCTCCATGGTGATTACTGTTTAACGTAATCCTATTATATATAAATATTTTTACGAAATCAAGTAATTGCAGTGTCACAAATGAATTTTAATTACGGAATGTAATAGTAGAGGGTTATTTAAGGGGGGGACACAAGACATGACAGCAAACCCTTATAACCGGTACAGGATGGACTACCGGACAACAGAACAATTTGCCAGGGATATTAAAAACGGTTCAAAAGCTGAAAGGGTAATTATTGATTGGTATGTTGAGTATTACCGGAAAAAGTATGGAGAAAATCTCACCGTTTTAGATAATGGTTGTGATAACATCGGTAAGCTTTTGAGTTTATCGAAGGTTAACAGCAAAGCTGATTTTTTAGTTAACGGCAAGCCAGTCGAGGTTAAGTTAAATAAACATTATTTAACGATATTTCACTTTAAGGTTGACCAGTTAAACAGTTATCTAAAGCAAGAGGCTGTGGTTCTTTGGGTTAACGGTTATGAAACTGATAATCCGGTCTTTACTGTTATCAAAAAAATAGACATGGAACGTATTAAGAAAGTAAAGATACCTATTTATTTTCTACCGTGGGGTGGGAAATTGTGTTACGAACTTAAGGCAAAAGAATTTGATTGGACAAGTTTTAAGGGAGGCAAATCTGATGAGTGGAGTTATAGATTATCGTGATGTAATGACCAGGTATCAAAAGGAACTTGATGATTTTCTAAATGAGATGGATGAACTGGCAAAGTTTAACGGAACGAGTTTAGAAGAAGAACTGGAATGTCTTGACCCAATAGAATTGCAATACTTCGAGAGACTGGAAAAAAGATTGGCTAAGCTGCAGCAGTGGGATGCAGTAAATGAAAATAATAAAGCCGGACAAAGCAAAAAAAGAAAGGGGAATAGTAAAAAGAATGAGGATAGCAGTAACAGGTAAAATGAGAAGTGGTAAAGACACAGTGGGTGATTATCTTGTTAGAAAGCATAACTTTAAAAAGTTTGCTTTTGGTGATGCTATCCGGTCAATATGCCAAGAACTGTTTCCCGAAACTTTGGTAAAAGGTAAACCACGATACTTATATCAAGCTGTAGGACAAGGTATGAGGACAATTGAAACTGATGTTTGGATTAATAAGCTATTTAAGCAGTTAAATAAGGAATCACCCGGAACCAATTTAGTTCTTACGGATCTAAGGCAACAAAATGAATATATGGCTTTAAAGCAGAATGGCTTTATCATTGTACGGGTGAATTCTAGGCTGGATAACAGAATTAGAAGAATGAATGACAGTGGTGATAACTTTTCTATGGCAGATATAAAGCATGAGACAGAACAATTAATTGATTCCTTTTCTGTTGATTATCAGATTAATAATGACGGTACACTGGATGAACTGTACCAACAGATAGAACAGAAATTGAGGGAGGTATGTAGTAGTGGCCGGGTTCAAAGTGGACATGGCAACAAAGATGAAAAAGTTGGATGATAGATTTCCGATTGATACGAAAAAAGGTGTTCATGCCTTGTTTTCACAAATTCATCATGTCAGGGAAAGCAGATTTATCAGGGGTGATTATGAAGCCAGTGTCTTGCTGTTAGACTTTGAGAAATCAATGACAGAGGCTAATTTAACTGACCGACAAAAGCAAGTTATTTATCTGGTTTTCGAAAAAGATTTAACCCAACAGCAAGTGGCCAGGATACTAAATATTTCACAACAGGCAGTCAGTGACCATGTTAACAGTGTGGTTCACAAGATAGCAATGGTTAACAAAGGCAAGGAGGAAAGTTACTGTGAATGTTTACAGCAGCAAATTCCGGCATGATATGGATTATAAGGCAGCTTTTAAAGACGAGGTTAGTTTACTTATCAAAAATAAAATGCCGTTACCCTGGCGAATTAAAGCAGTACAGGACATTACGGATGCTTATGTTGAATCAATCAAAGAGTTGCCAGATAGTAACCAGTTAACTGAACTGGCTAATTATATATTAATGGATGACCTGGCCAATAAACTGTCAGATAAAGTGGCCAAAACAGAATATCCGGTTTTGGGTCAAGAACAGCTACAACTCAGAGATAATAGGGAACAAGTAAAAGCCGAGTTATCGGGATATACATCAAATAAAAAGCATATGTTGAACGGACGGAAAAAGAAGTATTGTAATGGAGGTAATGTAAGTTGACAGTATTTGCAGGAGTACTGCTTACAGTCAGTTTTTACCGTTCGATATATTTTGTTATTAATAATGTCTGGCCAGTCTATGATACCACAGTGATGATTTTTTGTTTGAAGTTCTTGGGATTAATTTAATAAGAGAGGGGAAAATCCCTCTCTTTGATTAAATAATCTGACTGTAGCCGATACGGTTAACTACTTTTTGATTATCATCATCCCAGGCCAATGCTGCAATTTTATCTTCCTTAACGTCCTTCTCAAACATTTTTGGAACAGCTATACTAAAGACTCTCAAACTCCATGCATGTGCATCCTGTTCTTTATTAAGACCACGTTTTTGTTTGTCGCCGGTAAATTGTAGGTGGTGACGGAGTTCATGTAGGAAGCTGACTATGCTGGTATTGCCGAGTTTAATTGTATTAGCTGAAGGGACGTAACAGGCATAGGCTCCGAGGGGTACATTCTGGGTTATGATTTTAACAGGGGATACGTTGTAAATCCGGCAGATATTTTCAGCCAAAGATTTAAGCATGGTGAATCTTTCGGTGTTGGATTCTTTTTTGTAGTAGCCGTTTTTTATAATTTGATTGACCAGTGTGGTTACTTCGGGTTTAACTGTGATAGATTCGTGAATAGGGTTAGTTATTGTCATAGTGATTGGCCTCCTGGTGGTATTTATATGTTTATTATATTACGGAATACAGTAAGCTTCAAGGAGGAAATAATTATAATATATTTGATGATACTGTAATTATTGTTGAATGATATTTTAAGTTAGAAGACAATTATTGAGTCAAATGGTAATATTCCTCAACCTAAATGGTGGAAGAAATGTTTTGCTTAGCATATTTTTTATGTTATGATGAATACGTGCAGGTCACTTGAACTCCAGTCACATTTTACTTTGTTAAAGTCAAGTGTTCGAATGAACTGAAAATAGTCTTTCATCATTGAATATGCTGCAGGCCAGGTGGCACAAGGGTTTCAGCTCGGAGATACTCTTGTGGTCGTTCTTTCGGACGGTGGGTTCGACTCCCCCCGCCTCCACCAAGTAGACAAACCTACTTTTTTAACTTAGTTAAAAGTGGGTTTGTCTTTTTTTATGCCCTTAAATTGTAAAAAGCGAAGGATTACTGCTCGGCAATTCAAATCGTAACATAAATTACCGTAGGTTTGGGCCGCTGGTGAAATTATAAACCCACAAATAATAATGTTTAAGGATGCCTTCTATGAAAATTCCTTATGGTTTTACTGTAGATAATCATGGCAAGGTTACTGTTGAAAAAACGCAAGCGCAAGTTATACAGATGATTTTTAGAGAATACCTTAACGGCAATAGCCTTGGAGGGTTGGCAAGAATGCTGGAAAGCCGGGCTATTCCCTCACCATCAGGAAATAAGTGTTGGGGGCGGGCCGCGATTGATAAGCTATTGTTCAGTTCAAAGTATGTTCCGCTCATTATTAGCTTGGAACTGTATACCGCAGTACAATTTGAAAAAGCGGCGCGCTCAAATCAAGAACTGCGTAATAACGGAAGCACACAGCGGAAGGCCACTCGGTATAATTCACAGAATGTACTGAGCGGCCTTTTGATTTGTGCGGAGTGCGGCGCGAATTACCGCAGAATCACACGTGCCTCCGGAGAAGTGGTATGGCGTTGTGCAAACCGTGTGGAACGTAGAAGCTGCACACAGTCCCTATCAATTGCCGAGCAAGATATAATCCTGTTGGTTTGCAATGAGCTTAGCATGCATACTTTTGATGCGGAGCATGTCAGAAATTCGCTGAATCAAATCCTGATCAATCATTTCGAAACGCTCTCTTTTGAGCATAAACATATGCAACGGTTTTCAATTCTCTGATCAGCGCTATGCAAACTCCCTCGAACAAAAGTATTATATAAATATATTCAGGTTTTGTTTTAATGGGAGATGAGTATGTTGACTGAGGAAGAAAGAGCAGAAGCTATTTGGACATATTGCATAGCAAGAGAAAAAGTCTTAAAGCGTCTGGTTGAGAAAAATATCATGCCTCAATATCTCGCGGATACGCTTTCCGAAAGGATGCTTGAGCAGCTGAATGTAAATGACATACCCGGATTTCGCCGATCATCAGTCGGTGAAGCTATGATTGCGAAGCGCATTCAAATTGCTTTTCCGGATAACACCTATATGTCACTGACCGAGATAGCCCGGCAGAAAGATACGGAAGTGCCAAGTTATGTCATTCAAAGCTGGCTGCGCAACTATGGAACAATTGAATTCCTTCGTTTGTGGGAGAAAGAGAGTAATCCAAAATTCGTAGATGAAGAATGTACGGCGTTAATCGAAAGAATGAAATCCAGCTCTTTTACACTGACGCTTAAGCAGTGGATTGCCAATACAGGTGCGGTAGGGATTACATCGAAGCAGGGCAAAAACGGCGGTACCTTTGCCCATCCGGACATTGCCTGTGAGTTCAGCATGTGGATTGATCCAGCATATAGGCTAGATGTCGTCAAGAAGTTTCGCATGGCAAGCATAGAGAAATAGTTACTTTGTGTGATTGCTATATCAAGTAGGCTACAGAAAAGTGAAACGGAGGCGAAACGATGAGTAACAACTTGCAGATGCCCTTTCAAGATATAGTCGGTGAAGATAGCCCAGTACAGCAGGCATTAAGACACCTTCGTATATTAGCCGATGAAAAGCCGATGCCAAACGCAAATTCAGATCAATCCAGATCAGCATCCGCTCTTATTTTGACGCACTTATTGGGGCTATGTGATAGTACCGGTTTAATTAATTGCCGTGGCTATCATTCCGCTGCAATTACAATGTTTCGTCCCATTGAAGATGCTACCGATTGTTTTGCTGCAGTTGCTCTGGATATTAATGCCGCAAAGAATTGGGCAGAAGGAAATTTGAAGAGCAGCGATGCCGCAAAAATATGGACGAATGCGGTAAACTTAGTTATGTCTGATGGGATTTATCTTAGTGAGTACCGGAAAATAATCCGACACGCTCTTAATAACTATAGCCATTGCACTCCTGAACAGGCAAAATGGAATGTATATCTCGAGTTTATCGATGAAAAAAAATGTGCGATGGAGTTGAACACAAAATCACTGGTTATCAACTTGAATGCTTATTATATTGACCGATATCTTTGTACACATTTATACGAACTGATAGAAATTGTGCTCATTGCATTCTCTGAATACTTTGAAGCTCATCATTCTTTGAAGGAACGGCTTGGAGGACTCCGGATAGAAATTGAGAAAATTGTCGTTGATTTCCTTGGATTTATTAAGTCTAAGAAAATTGATGTTTCTATTGCGCCGGAGATTGGGAGATTAAGTAATTGTGAGGAAATATTATGAGCGTACAGTCATTTCTCAAAGCGGCGCAATATCTTTATGATAACAATTTCTATGATGGAGCATTTTGTTTGGTATGTGTTGCATCAGATGCTTCCGCCCAGATACAGTATCCGAGTTTAAAAGTTGGTGAAAGATATAAAAAATTTATTTCCACCAACTTTAGAAGAATTTGCGGCAAAGGATTCCCTGGTGTATCTGCAGATTTTATTAAAATAAAAGTAAATGCTAATGTGAAAAACTTGAAGTTGGATGAGAATGGATATGCAGGCATTGAAGATATAATATATCATGTTATTCGTTGCGGTTTAGTTCATGATTGTGCCACTGACCAGTCTATCAAGTTTATTGATTCCACTATCATTGGGAATTGGGAAAAAGGTTTATTTTTTCTTCCAAAGTCGCTCATAATGGGACTAATTGATGCAATTCAAAACAGCATGAGTAGAGAAGAATTGGAATAATTACCATAAAAATCTTTTGGAGGTGGTTTTGTATGAGATCTGTTTTACTCGGCAATGGAATCAATATTCAATTTGGTGGCAAGGCATATTCTAATGACTTTATTATGAAGCGGATCATTTTCAACGCTAGAGCGAACAAATATGACCCATTGGTTAATGGTTTGATTTCTGGCAAAGAAATTGAGGGCATGAAATCTTTATAAATATAGGTAAATTTTGTTTTGTATTGCAATACGGAACATATGTTTGATATAATGTTGATAAGAAAATTAAAGCAGGGTTAAGGGTAGGTGAGTAAAAATATGAGTAAAAATAAGAAAACAAGTGTTATATCAGTACAAGATATTTCGGTTACTATAGCTTCATCTGATATGAATGATTATATTTGCATCACTGATATGGCAAAAGCAAAAGATGGTGATGCACGGGCTGCCGACATTATTAAAAACTGGATACGGAATCGCTCTACGCTGGAGTTTTTAGGAACTTGGGAGAAGATGTATAATTCCAATTTTAAAGTGGTCGAATTCGACCACTTTAAAATGCAAGCTGGGTTACCGACTTTTGTATTAAGTGCAAAGCAATGGATTGAAAAGACAAATGCGATCGGTTTATATGTTCAAGCCGGCAGATACGGCGGCACTTATGCCCATAAAGATATTGCCTTTGAATTCGGGTCTGCAATCAGTCCTGTATTCAAACTGTATCTTCTCAAAGAGTATCAACGTCTCAAAGATTTAGAGTACGATCAACAGAAATTGGAGTGGGATGCCAAAAGATTTTTATCAAAAACAAATTATTTAATACATACGGATGCTGTCAAAAAATATATACTTCCACAGAGTGATTATGTAAAACAAACAGAATGGCTTGCTTATGCAGACGAAGCTGATTTATTAAATGTTGCACTTTTCGGCTGTACGGCGAAACAATGGAGACAGGCAAATGAAGAATTGGCAAAGAAAAATAACATCAGAGACTTCGCCTCAATAAACGAACTGACGGTTTTATCCAATCTTGAAACACATAATGCTGAATTGATAAAGGAAGGAAAAAGCAAAGAAGAAAGGTTTAAGATATTATTAGAAATAGCTGGCTATCAAATTTCGATACTGGATGAAGCGGATAAAATGAAAGTGCTTAATAAACAGAACGGGAACTAATTGAATATTATCAGGGAGGGATTACTTTGATTTATCCCGATACTAATAAAGCCAAAGGGGTTATAATATCACTGTTACCCCCCAGGTTTCGCACCAAGGGATCATTAAACTGGGAACCACTGCCAAACCTTATTTTCTAAAATTATCCTTAAACCATTTCTCAATATGATAAGAAAAATTGATTGCTGAATTAATAACCTCTATTAATTCAAGTGGATGTGGTAATTTAAACAGATTAACCAATACATCAATAGTATTAGGAATATTCGTCCCATTCCAATGGCGTATACCAATAGGCTGCAACCTTTGTTCTGAGATAGTTAGGTCGCCAAGTTCTCTCTGTAATTTTTGGGGAGACATCTTTTTGCCATTTTTAGCTAACAGCCAGGCTGCTAAATTAAGCACAAGCATAGCCAATACTTTTAGAAAGCAATAGGCATCTACTCTTTCAGGATTGCGAAGGAATACTTGTTGTAAATCAAGAGAACCCTTTAAAAACCTAAAACTGATTTCGATGTCGTTCCTACCACGATAGCGGGTAAGCAGTTCATTAGCATCAACCTTCTCTTTGTCATGGTTGGTTAAAAGCACAAAGATACCGTCGGTTTTCTCAAGCTCCGGAATTATAGCTTCATCTTTTGACCAGGACATAACAATAGCATTATGTTGATTTAGTTTAATTGTTACATTAAACAGCCTACGCATTTCAGGCTGCCCTTTAAAAATATTATCTACTGCTTTTTCACAGGCTTCCTTCGTAATTAAGTTACGTTTGTTGAGCTTACCATTTAGTTCTACTAATGCATCTTCTGTGCTGGTTATACGCTTTTGACGACGCTCTTGTTCCTTAGGTTTTTTGTTTAAATCACAATAAATAACCGCCCTTATAGTATGTGTCGCAAATATTCGCTTACTTTTTTTGAGTTGCTTTTTGTTCTTACTACCCTCTGAGGGAGGCTCAAGTTTTACCTTAAACGTATATTTTGTCTCTAACGCCTCGTAGTGTCTGGGTAGATTTCTTTCTATTTCTTTCTTAGAGCGATAGTCAATAGCAGCAAAATCATCTTTTTTAGCCTCATTTAATTGCTCTAAGACCCAATTTTTTGATAGCTCATCCTTGAGTGGACCTATAAAAAAGGCCTTTTGGTTGCTATTAGTAAGCATCAAATGCATATTATCTTGGGTTAGGATACCACGATCAATAATCATCTCAAATTCTTGGTCATCGGTAATCTCTTTAACCTTCTCGAATGAACGCTCAAAAGTCGTACCGCCTTGAACATTACCGGAATCAATTGATGATGTTACCGGCAAAGATGCACCAGAGGCTATCGTAAGATTAAGGATTAATTGTTTTAAACCCGGTAGACCACCATACCCGTATTGAACTTTATCGTTATCCTCCATAACACCAGAGACTGGAATGGAAGATGTGTCATTGTAAAAAGTGTTAAGTGGAACTCCAAATTTCTTGGATGCTGATAAAACAATATCCTGCAATACATTAGCCATATATTTTGCATTTGAGTTTATAGCGTCAAGGGCTCTACCATTTTGTCATAATTAAATTTTTCGGACGGTATACCGAGTATTGTTTCGACTTGCCAGTTTTTACAAGCTTCTTCAAATTTATATAAACGGGTGAGATCTTTATTTCTGCCCAGCATGTCGCCAACCATTATTTCACATGCCAAACCAGTACTTACCCGACATTTAGAACCGTTGGCTCTGTCTTCACGTAGATGCTCATAAGTAACATATTCTTCGCCTATAAAGTTGTCAATTATTTTACCGATGCCCAGGCTTCTTGCTAAAAAGACACCGATAAGTACTGCACCTGAGGGATCTGCCTTCGGAACTTCTACTTTTAATTCGGGCATTATCTTCATCAATATTTCGGGGGGTAATTTAGCTAGTTGTTCTAAAATAGGTTGTAAGTCCATGACGATCCCTCACTAATATTTATTCTTATTAGTGATAATTCGACACAAAAAACAGAGATCCTTCCAGTTTATGGATCAGTTTTTTTTATGGTTGTAATTAATATTATTTATGCTCCACTATTTTACAGGTTTAAATTTTTATCTTGCGGAAGGTGGGATCTTTGTAATGACTTGTGGAAATTAGTTGTTAAACTTGAAGAACTTATTTAGTTAGTTAAAAAATTAGGAATTAAAGATAAAAAAATTGTACAAGCATATTTTAAGCACATAGAGAATAAAACACAGATGTTTATTCAGGAAGATTCCTTTACTATTCCAGATGGAATAAACATTAAAAGGGGTACCGTTTTTTGGGTAGATTTTGGAGTAAATATAGGTCAAGAATTTGGTGGAAAACATCCTGCAATAGTATTGCGAGTAGGAGGTAATACAGCTATTGTAGTTCCATTAACTAGTCAAGAACCAACGGATGAACAGAAAAAGACTGAGTTATATGTTGAAGTAGATAAGGTTTATGGTTTTAAAAATATAACTCGCTGGTGCAATGTTTTAAATACTATGCCTGTTAGTTTGCAGAGATTTGATTTTAATTCTTTCTCAGGAAATATTAAAGGTAAGATATTAGATAGATTAAATGATGCTATTAAAAGATCTTCACTATGGGAAAAGCTTACACCAAAAAATTTAGCAAATTAAAATAGTCTGTTGTGAAAGTACTTTACAAGGAAAAAGAAGATTTTAAAGATGTTTGGTAAAAGAAATGTTATCTTGCTATTGCAGAGTACATATTACTATACATAATTAATACATAATTTAGTTACCTAATAGTTGCATTAAATAATAAGAAAGCGATAACATGAGTCTTTTGAAAAACATCTTTCAAAAATGAACACTAACCAAAGAAGTAATATTCATTCTAGTTGTATTGAGGTTCAGTTTTGAACAATTAATAAACGCATACCAGATATATTAAAGAACAATTCCGTTTGGTATAAATTCCAAACGGTTTTTTTGTCTTTTTCTAAAACAGGCTTTTTAATTGCTGTGGTACGAATATACGAGTAAAGGATCAGAGTAAGGTAATAACAATCGTCTAAAAATGATCAAACGCACCATGTATGGAAGAGCCGGTTTAGATCTTCTCAGAGCTAAGATTATCTATTAGCTTTTTATTTTAGACTTTTATACCCAATATTGCGGAAGAACCCCGGATGTCTCCGAAATATGCACCTCCCGCACTTTCCATTATATAATCCCTTAAACAGTATCCGGCAACATTTGTGTTAAACGAACGATTCTCGTCCTTATGATAGCTTGTCGCCGCTTCAGGCTCGCGAAGGTCGGATACGGTTCATCCGGCCAGAGGTGGGGGGGCTTAGAGCACCCCTCTTTGGGGGTCGGTAACTAACGCATTCGGGTGGAGATAGGCTCCAGTTTTGGGCCAATTTGCTGTATTGGTTATTGCACAGTAAATAACGTCTGCGTTTTTCAGGTCCGATTGATGGCTTTTTCGGTTGCAGCGCTGGCTTGCTTTTCTTATGACCGGGTACCGGGAGAAAAGATTTTACTGCGGCTCTCGAACAACCTTCCCTCCCGGTTTTAATAGTGATGTACTTTAAATAATCGAGAACAATTAAATAACCCCAAGTCTTTTAAAGGCTTTTTCTACGATATTGTCGGTGATGTATTTAGGATTAATCTTTTGTATTTCTACTATAATATCTCTCGCATGTTCAACAGGCAGCCCGCCAGATTGAACTAATATGCATATTAGTTCAATCCCCCATATTATTGGCACTCCTTCAATTTCACACTTTTGTCTCAAAGGTTTATCGTTTGTTACACAGGCCCAACCATGTTCTTTTGCAAGAATTAAACATAAATTATCTTGAAAAGATAGTGGGCCTTTTTTCTCTGCTGCTATCATAACCTGCCATAGTTCTGGTTCCACAAGTATAATTCCAAGTTCAACGCAGTCACCCTCATCGATTTCATTAATTTCATATAAAACAGGCGTAGCTAAATAGATTTGACCTACATAGGTACAAATCAATTTAATAATCGTCCTGTCACATTTACAGAAATCGATGAGTATGTTAGCATCCAGTATTAGAAAATGCCTCTTTTTTGTCCCCATTTATTCACACCCATGAAGAGACCATTTCTCGCATGGCCTCAAGATCTAATCTAAGAATTTCTGCCCCACGACTCATGGTGATTTCATCCTTTTCGATAGCTTTACGAACCAATCTAGATAAACGATCTTCAATAAAGTGTGAGGGGGATAGAGAGTCAGGTTCTCTGGAACGCAATACTTCTGGCGATGATTGTTGAAATTTATCTGGGGACAAAGCCTCCGGCTCATCCGCAATACTCAATGTTTTGCCAGTTTTCATCTTATAAGCAATCTGAAATTTTTTCCACACGGAATTTCCCAGACTTTCAGAAAGGCGATATAGAACAGTTTTGTAGCTTACCAGGAATATTTGCTTAACTTTAAAAACCCGGTCGACAAAGGACAAGCCGTAAGTATCTATCCATTCAGCTTGAAAAGCTTTTTCTGGCATCAAAAAATGGGAAGCAAAGACATTTGCTTCATTTTCTTGGTCTTTGTCTTCAAAACTTTCTTCTATGTTATAGGTATCTAAATGAAGAAGTAAATGCCCTAGTTCGTGAGCAGCGCTAAAAATCCATCGCTCAACGGATATTCTTCCCCAAACATTAACAATGACTGCAGGGCCGCCATCTTCTCCGGCAACAGATAAGCCGAAAAAACCGTCTGATACAAGACTCAGAGGGTATACTTTTATCCCGCATGCTTCCAGCAGACCAGCAATATCGCGGATAGGCTCTTTTTCTTTGAGTTTCAATTTTTTTCTTACTCGTTCGGCTGCATGCTTAGCTCTGTCATCTCCAGGAGGCATTGAAGACAACTCCCTGGTAAGATCTTCGAACTGGTAGTCTTTGTGATCATTTAGTAACCTTTCCAGGTAATTAAAATCATCAAGCCAATGTGCTACTTCAGTCAAAATATTGTCCCGGCTGTTCATCTTTTTCGATGCTCGAAATCGGACTCCCTTTAAGGTGCGAACCGGAATGAATAAATCCTGGAGTTTTACTCCAACAGCGGAAGCGATGTTTTGCAGGGTCGATACTTTGGGGGTTGTATTACCGTTTTCAATATTTCGATAAGCAACCCTTGAAATCCCAGCCAGATCGGCTACCTGGGATTGAGTCCAACCCTTGGCCTCGCGAATCCGGCGAAGGTTCGCACCAATAATTTTTTGATCCATAGTTACCACCCTTTTATTCTTATTATATACAAAAAAACAAAATTTGAATACTTGATAATTATACTTGCTAAAAAATAATTTTCTGTATATAATTAGTTTGAGCTAGGCTTATCCACATTAAGCCAAAGGGGGTGGGAAGATGGCCAAAAACACGGGCAAAAACCATAGACATGGTGCGGTTTCTAACCGGACCCAAGCTTACAACCCAAAAAACGCTACATGGGTCAAACGCGATAGTAGCACTGGCCGGTTTATGGATGTGAAGTCAGATGGGAACCCATTTAAAGGGGTTACAAAAGAATAACTTTCGAAAGGGGTGGTGCACTTTGCAAGGAAGAAAAAAGTAAAAAGAACATCCTGGCCGATGCTCTTTTTACTTTGAGATCCTATTTTTGAAAGATCCAAGCAGATAGAAAGGTTGGGAACCCTACTATCTCGCCAAGTCCGGGGGAAATTACATATAAATCGATTTCCCATGACGGACTCCATTATTATATTATGTTACAGTTCGCCACGTTTTATGTATTTCCTGCTGGACTTGTGCCAAGTTGGGGAAATTTTAGTTAATTTCCTGACTCAAAGCCCAAATTTAATGAAGGGTTAGGTACTGAAAAATGACAGGAAAAGAGCAAGAAGAAGTAAAGGGATCTGTCGTTCATGGCGACAATCATGGTAAAGAAATGGTTATGATTTATGTCAACGATATAGCAGTAGAAATACATCGTGGTCATCAAGCGGTGGCAGCAATTAAGGCAGTTGGTAATGTTCCTTCAACTGATATACTATATCTGATGCCAAATTACGAAGCAGCTTTAAACGATAACGATTCTATTACTATCAAAGGTGAGGAACGCTTTAAGTCTTGTGCGCCATCCGGCGGTTCTTCCTAAGGGGGTTGCAAGATGAGATACCCGGAGGATCAGCTTAAAGAATTAAAAGCACAATTGTGTCCTGATGTTAGGTGTTTCTTTAGACTCAGCGACATCATTAAGCCGTTCAATCCGTTTTGCAATATATTTAATTCCTCCCTCCAACTCAGTAATTTGATTATAAATATCTTTATTTAACTTGTCAGTGTATCTTTCAATTTCTAATTCGAAAATACCAGGCTCAAGTAATTGTGACAATTCACTAACGAACACGTCTAATAATTTTGCTCCGAAACGATCTTTGGGCACCGGATTTCTCTTGCAGGAAATAGGACCTTTTCTTTGGTATGTGCCGCAGTGATAATATCTGGTATAGCTACGGGATTTAATACTATTTGATCCGGTGACCATCTTATTACCGCAATCAGGACATAACAATAGCCCTTTCAAAATGAAAGGGCTAACCTTAGAGGATTTTTTAATTGCTTCCGCATTATTTGTTCTGTCTGTTCCTCGTTGCTTTACTGCATTAAACAAATCCCTTGATACTAACGGCTCATGCGCATTGGCTGTAACAATCCACTCGTTTTTAGGTCTGTTTTTTGGCGATAGCTATCATTTCTGTCCTTACAAAATTTGCGTATAACGTTTAGCTGGGCTGGGATAGATAGTTCTTTCTCGGCATGCTCCTTTGAGGAAACGCGGGCATGAGCTGCTTTTCATGCAACTTTATATAAAGATTAAGTTTTAGAGCCGGTCTGCGAAGTGTAACCAGCTCCTGAGTCAGTGCACGGGGTATATCATCTCCAGTAGTAATGGAATGTAACTCTACCCGCATATGATGGTATGCGACATAGAGAAAACTATTGGCATAGAAATTGAAATTGGATTTTATCCAAACATTCCTCGGAACGAAAAAAGATATATCTTAAAAAATGCTAAAGTTGGAATGGGAGTTAGGGGTGCCTATATTCATTTTTCCATTCAGGAAAAAGATAAATTAATTTAATTTATTATCGATGGAATTAAGAATTTTGGGTATAAAATTAACCCAACATTTAGAAAGTATTGGGTATCTACTTCCGAAGAATTGCTAACCGAACCAGAGGAAGGTCAGACATTGATTGAAGTACAAGGTGGAGATAAGATTTATAGATTTATGTTGTTTATCAGTGAAAATAATTGAATGATTTAGTATAAGAGCCTCCGGACTCTTTCTTATTGCTAAAAAAAACAAAACCCCTAATTTAGATAATGGGGCTTTGCAAAAGTATATTATTTTTCAAATCAAGAAATTTACTTAACCGGATGTCCTGTATTTCGGGACAACTGATACATAATATATTGATTGAGACTAACCTTTTCATCTTTTGCTTTTTCAGCCAATAAGCGGTGAAGGGTTTTAGGTATACGGATGTTGAGTTTGCCGGAGTATTCATTCTGTATCTTGACCGGCTCGGGAATCTCTATGCCATCCTCAAGGGCGGTTTCCAACCAGCATATTTTAGCATCCTGAATCATTTTGTATGCTTCTTCCAATGTTTCACCCTGGCTGATGCATCCGGGAAGTTCCGGTATTTCAATTGCATATCCGCCTTCTTCGGCAGGATGAAGGAGTACCCGGTAAGGTAGTTCTAGGTAATATTGAAGATCTTTAGTCATTGTTTATTTCTCCTTTCAGTAAATTTATGGCCAGTTCTACATAAATGGTTTTGATATGAGGCTCATCAAACGGAACTGTTAACCTCTTGGACCCTTTTGAGTATATGTAATGGCTTGAGCCTTTTCGAGGCTGCCTCCTATTGAAGCCTGTCCGTATTAGAATTTTGTCCAGTTCTTCAAATCGCATGGCTTTAGGGTTGTTTTTTATTTTCTTTAGCAGTTTTTCAAGTTTACCCATTGCCCTCACCTCTGATATTATGGTACTACATATAGTACTATAATATCAAGAGTTTTTGGGTAAATAGATAATGAAATAAAGAAATCCCCCGGTTTAAATTTTAACTGGGGGATAAGTATTATATCTGTTATTCACTTGACGGGTTAAGTAAGGTAGTTAACAAAAACACCCATAATCAGGGTGTTTTTGTTTTGCCATAAAGGCGGTGGTTTTATAAAATAGAATTATCGAAAGTTGTAACATTTTCGGGAAGAGAAGGAATTTCCCCTTTTGCTGGCGTATTATTGCGGAAAAGGAGGGGTTGTATGAGAAAAGTATCATTAAGATTATTATTAATTTTACTATTAGCCATGCCATTAGCATTATTTGTTTCTATATCGGAAATCATCAGTGCAAATGATAAAAAGCAAGTAGTAATAAAAGAACTTGGCTCTGCGTTAGGTTCTTTAGGAGTTGGAGCTTTGACTGGTGCTGTAACAGGATTGCTTGTTGGTGCCGGCGTTTTATCGCCCTGGACAGCAATGATGGGTGCAGCAGTCGGGGCGGGTTTAGGCTCGTTTGGTGGGCAGACACTCGCCAGTAATATATATAATAATATAGCTCAATACGCTTCGGGTACTGATAACGCCTCTGGTGGTTTAGCCCCTGGGTAGGAGAAAAAGGTCCTGAGTTAATGAATGTGCCTCGGGGTAGCCAAATCATACCTAATCATAAGCTGTCCGGCATACCGCCCTATAACCTGGAATGGCATTTTTGTGGGTGCTGATGCTTATGACCGAATGATGATCGTTGGACTTATGCGAACTGCCGGAAAACCAGTACAGCTTACAACTGAAAAATTTACAATACCTGTGATGATAGAGGAATTCTTACCGGACTATAAAAATAACCGGCGAATTCCTTTTTCTATTATCTTACGTCGAGTCATTGATAACAAATCAAACTCTGGTAGCTGA